TTGCTCTACCTGCCACTATCTTTAATTATTAATGTGTCTTGCTTTATTTGTGTCGAGTCGTTTCTTACTCGTTTTACCTTTATAGTATGCTGTATCTCGCAACCTAACAACAGACAAATTATTAGCATTGCTATTCGGTTTTTCACTACTCAAGAATTTAATTATTATACCCATACAGTATTCTTTTTTTATATTCTTCCCAGCCCAAGTTTATGTGTATATGGTTAACTAACTTGTTCTCCGTTTTTCTCTGACTCGCCTTGATGATTTGAGCAAGGTACTTAGTCTGTTGCCAACCCTCATCTCGTTTCCTTTCAAGTATAGTTGGTATAGAATATTCTGGAATAACCTCTGTGTGCTTGGGCAAGTATTTGATTGTCGCATAGTCTACATAATATGGTCGCCTACCAGGCTCTTTAACTAATTCACGTCCTGCTTCACCTATTAGTGCTGTACCACCACGCCAATCAGCAGTACCTTCAGCGAGTGGTGGAACAGGAGTTGCAGCAGCTTTAGCTAATGCAATCGCTCCAAGAATACCATACGTTATAGCAAGAGCATTACCAACAACTGGTATTTTTAGAGCTCCTGTTATCGCTGCCTGAGTGTTCCATATTATCTGAGCCATTGCTATTCCTTTATCAACAAGAGCTTGGTCATGTTTTAGTTTGCGTATCTTCTTGTCAGCTTCAGCATCAGCTCTCTCTTTTTGAGCTTGCAACTGCATTGTAAGAGCGTGCTTGTCTTTTTCTGCCAAACTTGATTTTTCAATAGCATCTATTTCATGGTCATACTGCTTATCTATAAGAGCTATTGTTTTTTCTGTCTGTTCAATTCTTTTCTCGAATTGAGCATCAGCTATTGTTTGTGCAGTCTCAAACGCCTCATTCCAGATTTCTTGTTTGTTTGCAGCAAGTTGTTTTTCGCCTTCAAGTTGAGCCTTATCTCTATCTTCCTGCTCCTGTAATTCAGACTTTTTTAAACCAAGTCGCAAGTCACCCATCTTTTTATTAAGCTTCTCTTGGTGTTCCGTAGTCGCATCAACTCTTGCTTTGGCAGTATTAATTATCTGCTGGTCACCAGTCGAATAGGCGATAACTAAATTAGCAATATTCCCCTGCTGTTCTTTTGCTGCCTTTTCCTGAGCCTTAGATGTTTCTTCGATTGCATCTTTATAGTCTTTTATATTCTCCCTATCCTGTGCTAATGTTTGGTCTTCAGCCCATTTCTTCCGCTCCTGCACATACTTCTTGTAGCTAATAGTTCCTTTCTCGTGTGCATCATTTAACTTCTTTAGAGATTCAGTATATTGCTCTTGAACTTCAGTTGTTTGAAATAGAGCATCAACATGAGTATCCAAATCCTTTTCCTCTTCAGAATAGTAACTTCTCATTATATCTCTCATCTTGGCAACACCACTAAATCGCACCTCATTAAGTTGTTTCTGGTAACTCTTTTCTTCTGCAAGTTGCTCTTCATCTGTTTGAAGTTTAAACTTGAGCGTATCCTTGTAGTGCTCCCATTCGAGTGTTATCTGTGCAGTTCTTGCTTCTTGGTAATTCTGAAATGCTTCTAATCGTTTGCCAAGTGATGCCTCTTGGTCTTGCATTACAGCTTCATTTGTCTTCAGATATACCTCAATCTCGTCCTTCGCCATTTTCTTAATAGCCTCCAATCTCCTCAACGCAAACTCATCCTGTACCTTCTGTACCTGTTCCATTGCATCTGCTGTATTTTTTGCAAGCTGTTTTGGAAGATTAGCTTTTGATAATTCCTTGTCAACTTTACTCGCACCCACATCTTTCTGAACAGACCAATTTTCTATATCTAATTTTTTAGCATTTTGGTTACGTATTTCAAGTATAGCATCAATTCGTTGTTGCTCTGTAGAGCGTGTATTCTTTAGTATTTTTTCCTGCTCTGTTATAATTGCATCAGCATCTCTCTTGACATCCCCAACTCTTTGCTTTCTAAACTCATCGGTAAAGAATTTCTTTTCTTCTTCCTGTTGTGCTTTTATTTGAACATCAATATCAGACCTATTATTAAGAGCTTGCTGCATTGTGGCTTTCTTTGACAGAAGAACTTGATAATTTCTATCTTCTACATCTAATTGTTTTTTAAGGTCATCCTGTCTTTCTTCCCATGCAGTTTGCTTAACATATTTCTTCTCGATATCTATAAATGGTATAAATGGCTTAACATTACCTTTCTCATCTGTTAAAACATTCTTTGCTCTAATATTATCTGCAACACGAGTTGCCTCTGTAAGATTCTTGAGTGTTATAGTTCTTCTAACATTCAAGTCTTCAAGCTGTGTATCTATTTGAGCTATGTTTTGATAACTTGCATCAGAGGCTGTAACAGCATTTTCAGCAGCTTGTTTCTGAGCTTGTTGAAGATTGTGAATATCACCAAGTTGATTCTCGTAGTTTGTTCCAGTTGCTTTTGTAATATTTAGCATTCTCTGATAATACTGAACATTAGCATCATCAGCATGAATAGTAAGGTCAATTTGCTCTTTCCATAATCTATTAGCAATTTCAGCTACTTCAGCAAACTCTTGCTGTCCTTTAATTACTTTCTCGAATGATGTTGTAAACCAGCCCATCTCCTCAATAACTGCTCCAATAGCCTCAAATATCTTATTAAAGATACCAGCAATACCTATTCCTGGAAGTATATATGCAAGTGTTCTTAATTCTCCAAATACACCTCTTATCGCTCCACCAAACTTTGCAGCGCCACCTCTTGCCTTATCAAGCTCCTTGTCAACATTGCTCATCACATTTCTAACATCAGTCAAATCCTTTAGAGCTTCCTTTGCTTCTGGTGATTTTCTTCCATAAGTCATACGCTGAAGAACATACTTATTTTCAGCGTCTCTAACAGCCTGCTTCAATCTATCATATGCCTTAGTAGCATCCTCTGCTGCTTTGGCTTCATCCTTCAAGTTCTTCTTTGCGGCAGCAGCATTTTCTCTGTCAATCTTTGCTTTTTCCTTTTTAGCATTTCTCTCAATCTCTTCACGCTGCATCCTATTCTGATATAGACCATTTTGAGCTTTAGCATCATCCATATAAATTCTATTAAACTCTTGCTCCTGAACTTTTTCCTCAGCCTTTGTTTGTCTATATTGTGCACTATTTTTTATTCTTTCTTGTTCCTGCCTGTTTGCCTCCTTTTCACCAGCTATTGCATCAGCAATTTGTTGCTTTTCCTCTTCGGCAGCAGCTTTCCTTTCTGCATTATCCTTCATTCTATCTTGATACATTTGATTCTCTTCCTGAGCTATTTGCTTTGCAATTATCCTCTTCTCATTTACTGCAACCTTTTCTGCTTCTTGTTGAATAATATAGTCATCACTCATTTTGTGCTGATGTGCAGATTGGCGTTCAAGCTCTTTCTCTCCAGCCTTTGCAGCATCTATCTGGTCTTTTTCTGCTTGTGCATTTTGCACCCTTGCTTGATAATCAGCATTGTTAGCTCTGGCATTTTCCTCTAATGCCTTATTATTCTCTTTTATTTGAGCTGTATTATTAGCAGCAACCTGAGCAGCTTCTGTCTGCTGCACCTGCATTTCAGCTTCTTGATTTTCAATCTTATCTAATGTCTGTCCATACTTTTTCCAAACCAAATCTGTTTCAGCAGCCTTTTGAGCTTGCCTTTGGGTTGCAGCGCTTAACTTTTCTAATGACACCGCCAACTTTCCAACAGCCTCATTTGTCTGCTTTATAGAAGTATTAAGTTCTGAAAATCCAGTTGCATTAAGGGGAGAAACAGTTTTATTTGAATATGATTCTAAGTCTTTAAATAAGGCAACATACATCTCCCTGACCGTATTTAGGTCTTGTTCTAACTTCTTGGTATCTATACCTATGGTTACGAGATTTTCATTACCACCTTCCGGCATCTAAGTCAATTTTTTGTTGTTCTTCAAACTGTTGTTTAAGCATCAATGCAAACTCTTCAACTGTAGTAGAATCCTTTTCTATTTTATACCCAAGTTTACCCAATGTATTTAGCAACCTAATAAACTGTTCTCTGGTTTGTTTTGGAGTTTCCTCTTCGTGATTCTTATTCTTCCTCAAAGTAAGAAGAGCCTTCGTTTTAGTTTCAAGTTCAAACTGCTTCTTGGTCTCTCTTAACTCTATCCTTTTGAGGGAAGCTTCAAACTTATCTATATCATTTTCCCATTCCACGCTATATCCATACTTTGATAGGAACTTAAAACCAGCCTCATACGGCTCTCCAAAATATGCTATATATTGACGCTGCAAGCTAATCCATAGCTTCACAGCATTTATTCTCGTATTTAAATAGTGAATGCTTGAAATTATATCAAACTCTTCAGTTGCATATAATTCAGCAGCATCTATGTATTCAGCATATACCGTCTCGAAGTCCTCTTTTGAAAGTTTATCGTACTTCTCAAAGAACCAAGCATTCATGAAGTCTCGTATAATGACTTCTTCATACACCTCTCAGTGCCTCCTCAACCTCCTGCCTTACTTGTGGATTGATATATTCTTCCATAAGTATAGTTGTATTCTCATCTGTTAAGTCCATCACTTCCATGCCACTCCTCTCTACTATTTTAGTATAATATGAAACTTTGCTTCTCACTGCTGCCTCACCCTTCTTGACAATAGTGTACATATTATCATAGAAATGTCCCCGCCCATATAGAGTAATTACATCAGTAATACCAGCAATACCAGAACGTCTCTTCTTGTTTTCAATAGTTTTAGGGTGATAAACTAAACTATCGTAAAGCATTGTGGGCTCTCCAGTTCCAGTTATCCCCTCTTCGAGTTGTCCTTGTAAAAATCTAATAATTGTTTCTTCGTGGTCAATTAGAGCATTTTGATATGCTATATCGGCAGTCATTTTCTCTAATCTCTGTATTCGTTTCTGTAGATTAGTTAAGTCGCTCATAACAATTAAATTATGGAGTGGGTAGAAACCCACTCCCAGGTATCCATAAAAACTATGGTGTAGTGACTTGAATTGGATTTGGAAAATCATAGCCAATCACACTGGAAGTATAGAAAGTAAGAGCATCCTTTCCTACTATATTATACTTTGTTGCTGCTGTAAACGTACCATTCATTTCCAGAATCTGTCCCTGAGTTCCAGAGGCCTGAGTAACAGATGTAACTGTAATAACAGCTCCTGTAGTAGCATTTGTTACAGTCCAAAGTGTTGCTGAATTTAGTGCAGTTCCAATTAAAGCTACTAAATCAATTCCAGACGGGTCTGACTGAATGTATACTTTTAGTTTTGTAGTTGAGTGCGGTCCGGCGTCTACAAACCTTCCAGTAACCAGACCATCAATATCGAGTAACTGCTGAGCTCCACTAAATATAATACCGTTGCCAACATACTCAGATGGGTCAAAAGATACTTGAAAATTTGTTCTCCACGGGTTTCTAAAATCAGCAAGGTCGGGAGAAGGACTATACATGAAGTCGCATCTGAGACCACTGTAAGTACCATCTCCATTATCCCTTGCTAACATATGTCCGAGTTTGTCAAACTCGAGAACCCTATAACCACAACCAACAAAAGACTGAAGAGACCGTGCCAGACCAATACCACCACCAGTGGTGGTCAGCATTCTATTTAGAAAACCATACCTAACAAATACTTGCGCCCCATCATCAAGTGTAGCAATTACATCTGCCTCCTTGTTGTTAGCAATAAATCTAACTGGAGCATTGTTCCCAAAAATAGGGTATATACGTTTAGCTGGTACTTCGTTTGAGTTTTTCACAAACCAAGTCAGGGGGTCTGCAAAGTCAGTGGAGGTAAAAGTGAATGTTCTTGGAACAGCAGCAATCATCGCTGTCGGCCCCATAGAAATGTCACAGTCAACTCCAGTATTCTTCAATGAGGAAGATACCAGACAAGCTTTAGTAAGTGCCATTTGAACATAATTTAGATTGTGAAACAGTAATAGATAAATTGTTGACTTCTATAGCATCAATATAATCAGTTATATCTTGACCTATCGGCAAAGTTCCAACTCTATCCCACTTGGTATGCGGAATAGCATTTTCATCATGCTCGATTACGTTAGGATGCACTGATAACTGGTGCATGAACTCTAAGTAAATAGGATACAAAACTGGTTTGAACGTTTGCTCATACCTAACTTCTGGAAAATCAGTTTGAGTTGTCAGCGTAGCAATGATAATCTTTGGAATGACTAAATTAGAATAGTAGCCCAATCCTCTCTTCTCTGGAAAATCCATATAAAGAGCTAACAATGGATACTTGCCGTCCTTATAGTTTATACTATCATTCATATCCTGAAGCTTCCGTAAAATTTGGCTTTGTCTTCCATAGATATAGTTAATGGTCATGTGAAGCTTGTTTTCTACAGCTTCAACACAATCTTTAATTATATCTACTACTATAATCATATATCAAACTCATTGACAGTTCCAAACTTGTTAGCTGGATACGTAGGATATTCTAAAGGAAATGCGCCTACGTAATGTGTTAGATTTGCACTATATTTAACAAACTCATTCCAAGCGTCTATCATCTTTTGTGCTGAAGATATATTGAAAGTCATTTCTGACTTTGGAATAATAACTCCTTTCCCTGAATTAGCAGTGGCAGCATCATTCATGTAATGGTAGTAAACATAGTCTACTATCATTGGTTTTATGCCCGGCCAGTAGTAAACTGAATCTTGGTATAAATAGTCTGTACCATTTATCAGGTCATCTATTTCTCCACCCTCAACATATGGGTTAAGAACAAGATTATATAACTCCCATCCAAGTACCTTGTACAGACAGTCTGGCTCGTACTTTTCAATGAACCAATTAAGCCTATCCATGACGTTTCTATCGCCACTGTTGGGAATACTTCTATCTCCCACGAAATCAGATATAGATACAAAACTCATGTTATCTTTGTTATGATATTAGCAAAGGTATCATAAATAGCAAAACCAGTATATGCTTGATTAAAGAACTGGTGTATCCTCATTTCACCAATCCATGTTACCAAGTTTCTTGTGAAGTCATCGTTTTCCCAGCCCATCTTGATATTGAAATCTTCGTAAATTAGAACCCTGTAATAATCAAGAAAAGCTGCTTGAACATATCCAACCGGAATATTAGGGTCAGTTACAATTTCTACTCCAGGAATAGACAGTCCACTTAAAGCTGTGAATGGCGGAAATATATAGACACCCTGAGCAGTTTTAGCTGCCTGAATGTTTGCCGCATCTATAGGATTGATAAAGTCAACAATTCGTCCACTCAGTAGTCCTGACCTTAAATAGGCATTAACAGCAGTTATAGCATCAAGAGCATTTGGTGCTGGAATTTTTATTGAGGTTGCTGTATAAGGAACTGAAAGTGTACGCAAACCAGCTGGAACAGTAGACGATGCAACACCAGTCATTAGCTTAGCATTGAGCTCATCATAGAGCTTAAATGACATTTCACCTCTAATCATATCCTCCATTCCAGAAAAATCCTGTAATAATTCAGTAGCCGCTTTTGCACTTACAGCTATCTTCTTTGCATTAGATATATCAGTAACGAGTTCAAAGCTAACTCCTGGTTTTGCTACGCCCGGTCCAATAAAAGCTGCTGCACCCTGTGGATTAGACTTATTTACCCACACATATACAGATGAATTAGTCCTTCCTTTTCTAATTGTGTTCCACAGATTTGGAGGCACTCTTAATAGGTCTGTTATTCCAGGCTCAACATATGGAGCTGGAAGAAGCAAAGATGAACCAGAATCAACTGTTGCTGGAGTCATTGGGGAAGCAACTGCTCTAACTTCTAATGGCGATAATTCAGCTTTTTCTCCTCCTTTGATTTTTTCAATAGCAGCCTTATTTCTGGTTTGCCAATCTTTGATTTGGTCAGTCAAACTCTTTGGCTTTTCCATGCTTGCGCTTCTTGTTTTCAGAGCCTCAATCTCTTCACCCTGTTTTTTAAGCACAGCCATTGCCCCAGTCTTTTCATCAGCGATAGCCCTTAAAGACTCAACAGGTAGCGACTTGAATTGCTCGTTCATCATTGCTGTGACCGCCTCTTTAGTCATCCTTGTTTCCAGCATACCATTTATCTTGTCGAGCAGTTCTTGTTTTTCGTCAGTAGTTTCTGTTGAACCCTCTGTCTTAAAACAAGCAAAACCAAATCTGTTCCTACGACCTCTTTCTCCCAAGAGATGATTGGGAATATATGGTAGTCTCATTTTTTTAATTTTAAATTGTTTAAGAGATATTTATAGTCAATACTCGAGCCTGCTCTTGTTGTTGACGTTGGCTTACTGCAAGCATCTAAACGGTGGCGGTCAATTAGTTGACGTAGTTCAAGTTGTTGTTTTCTTGGAATTGAACGAATAAACTCCTCAGTTTCCTCAAGAAGAAAGTCGTCGTTCTCTTCGGTTAGTCCACGAACTGAGTGCGTATTCATATTTGAGCCAATAGTAACAGGACTTATTTCCAAGAGTTCAGCCTCCATTACTATTACAGCATCCTTATCAGAGTCGTACTCCATTTTCTCCCACACAGGCTTAAACCCAAATGAAAAGTTATTGATAGTTCCACTTCTAACTTGTGTCACAACTCTGTTTCCACTTGGCACATCATCTGGCTCATATTCAGCATAGAGGCCCTCATCAGTCTCCTCGAGCACTGCTGGAAGACCAATAGGGTCTCTTATGTCGTGCATATACAGCACCGCAATTTTATACTTGGCACTTGATTTAGGGCCGCGCTCATCAATGGAACGCTTAAACGCTCCCTTCATCCAGAGAGTCCCCCTATCATCAACCTCTCCAAATATACAGTGATAGGCTTTGACAAGACGATTATCAGCTTCTATAGCTGCCTTACGAGTACAGTTGTCTCCTCTCACGAATGGCGTAGCTCCAATTCTTTTCTGGAGCTCAATAATCTTGGGGTGTAACTTTGGCATTTTGAAATGGATATTCAGTAAATAAACTAACTGGTGGAGTTACTTCACTTGTTACAGATAGCCAGATTTTACCTGTTCTATTTATTTCCTCCAAGTCCTCTTTTGATAATCTCCAGCACGACACTATGATTGGAAATCCAGCCAAGTCGTAGCCCTTCCATACTCTTAAATCACCACATTGCTCATCAGTCATTGATTTGGGTCTGGTAAAGGTAAAATTTGCTTCTTTAAAGTCTACTGGTATCATGCTGCTTTTTCTTTTGGTGGTACTGGTTTGAGTTCAGTTGGTTTTGGCTGCTTCCCCTCATCAGTATCTTTATAGTACACATCATCTCCAGCAACTGGTTCTAATTTCATATATACCCTGTACTGGTTAAGTGTAATAACATTATTCTGGTATAATGTAAGATATGATTGAGCCTTATAATTATCTGCCTGAGCCTGCTTAACAATATCCTCTTGAAGAACTGGTAGATAATTAAAGTCTGACTGTAACTCTAAATTGTATTCGTCTAATCCAAAGAATCTATTATATACTCTCATGTCCTTTACATTCTGAGGAATTATGACGTTCTGGTATAGGTATCGTTCAGAGGCTGAACGATTCTCGTATGTGGCATTTTTGCCAGACATAAGTTCTGCTGGATAGTTATATCTATCACATATCATATCTATCGCAGCTTTGGTTGTTTCCTTAGT